AGATTTTTAAGTCTCTACCGTTTGATGTGAGGTTGTAAGGGGGGGTGATAGGTCAAGGGCCTAATTAAAATTTTCCTGGTAATTAGGCCCCCCCTTTTTTATAATTGGGTGAGGAGGTAAAGGGTTAATGGAAACTGTTTTGTTTATGATTCAGAATGGCATGGTTGTATGTATGACGTGGTTGGCGGTCTTTGTGATCGTGGCGCTGCCGGCGCTTTTGTGGGTGCGGGTAAAGAGGGACCTGGTCGAGCGCGGGATCCTGACCGGCCGCCCCGGTCCCTTCACGTTCCTGGAGCTCGCGGGCATTGCGATCGGCCTCGGACTCATGGGAGCCGGTCTTTACTTTGTCCTCTTCGACCAGCAGCGCGGGGCCTTGATTATATCCGCCGCCGGCGCGTCCCTGGTTGCGGTTATCCTGTTTTCCGCAAAAAAACCCTCCCGGGAGAGTCACCATGGTCATAAGGGAGATGATATCATAATTCCAGAGGTGCCTCATCTGCGCAAAAACGGCCTGGTCATCCAGAAGGATGGCAGGGGCGGGCATATAATGATGGACAAGTATTGTGATTGTGAGCGTGAACTGGAGTGGCTGCCGCTCGATGGTGATGATGACCGGAGTTGTTTTTGGGGTTGCCGTTTCTGTGAGCAAAAGAAGCGGGAAGCGGTAAGGGTTCGGCACAGCCTCGGTAAGACCGGAGGAATTCTGCATTGAGTTTGTCAATGACCGAAAAAACCCCTTGTCAAGTATTTTTTTGAGACAAATATGCACAAATATGCTTCATAGTCCTTTTTTTTAGGTTCCCGCCGAAGATTTTCAAAAAACCTGTGTTATAATTCTACGCATTCAAAATCAGTATTTTATTCAACCTATTCACACGAGCGCGTTTTCATGGATTAAATGAATAAAAGAATCATTTCATAACGCCACGGCATAGCCGGCCGCACTGCAGCGGCAGTAACACAAGGCAACGCAAGGGCGCATCAGGAAAGGTCACCCGCCAGCGGGTGAACTCCTGGTGCGCCCTTTTCTTTTTTGTGCGGGAGTTTAATGGCGAAGCGTCAGTCAAAAATCGACAAGTGGGAGCTGGGGCCACGCATTATCCAGATGTCCCTCAAACCCATGACGGATGCGGAGATCGCCCGGACGCTCAAGGCGGAGGGCTATGAGATCTCGCAGCCGACGCTCTCCCGCTGGCTCAAAGAACACCGCCATGATGCGACGGACGAAGTCCAACAGATCCTCCACGACCACAACGTCAAGGAGCTGCCCAAGGACTTGGAGGCCCTGGAGGAGATCCAGCGGCGCACCCGGGACTGGGCCAACGAGGGACCGCGGAAGATCGCCGAGAACATCACGCTCCAGGACAGGCTCCTCAAGACCCTGCCGGGCTGGCAAAAAAAGATCGACCTGGCCGTCGATGAAAAGGCCCGGGCCAAGCTCGTAAAAGCGATGATCAAGCAGTGCCTGGTGCTGATCCAGGAATACTTCGACTTCCGCAAGACCCTGCTCGTCTTCATGAAAGCGAGCCAGGGCGTCATTGAGACCAAGCTGCGGTTCAGCGGCGTGATCGAGGCGACCGAGCGGGGCAACATCTACATCAATTACAACAAGGACGACGGTAAAGGGCCGGGCCACGGCCAGGATCCCCAGGGCCGCAGAATTTACGCCGTAGGAGGAAACCACAATGCCGGGTGACCTCTTCTTCGACCTGGGACCGACCCAGAGCGATTTCTGCGATTCGGATGAGGAGATCGTGCAGATCATCGGCCCCATGGGCGAGGGCAAAACCTACGCCGGCGTCGTCGGCCTGATCGCCCACGCCCAGCGCTGCCGGCGGGATATCCGCACGGCGCTCGTCCGGGACACCTTCCAAAACATCAAGACCTCGACCAAACAGGATATCGAGGAGTACCTGCAGACCTGGGTGGAGTTCCGGGACGGCGGCAAACATATGCTGATCCACAGCGAGCCCAAGGTCTACTGCGATCTGTTCGGCATCGACGACGAGAGTTCCATCAGCAAGCTGCAGGGGCCGCAATACGCCTGTATCTGGCTGGAGGAGCCCGCACCCATCTACGAAAAGGCCAACGCCGGCCTTCCGATCGGCGTCTTCAATATGGCCGTTGCCAGAGCGGCACGCCAGGCAGGCACCCGCATGCGCGTCCAGATCACCCAGAACCCGAGCGACGAGGAGCACTGGACGGCGCTCCTGGCCGAGGAGCCCTACATCTACATGCAGGCCGAGGATCCCGGCACCGGCAAGCTCGTCACTATCCGTAAAAAAACCCTCTTCATCCGGAAGGGTGAAAACCGCTACCTGAATCCCATGGCCCGGATCGCCAACCAGGCGGCCTTTAAATACGATAAAGCCAAGTGGACCCGCTACGTGGAAGGCGAAACCGCCACGGTCTACAAGGGAAAGAAGGTCACACCGGGGTACTCCCCCAAGATCCACTTCTCAGAGCAAATCCTCCCGGTCCAAAGAGGCGAACTGATCCAGATGTGGGATTCCTGGTCCAACCCCACCTGCATCCTGGCGCAGTACACCGACGCCGGGCAGCTCGTGTTTCATGATGTCTGCTACGACCAGGGCATCGGCGCGGAGGAGCTCTGCGACGAACGGCTGGACTTGCTGCTCAACTCGCCCAAGTACAAGGGTAAAGTCAAGCGCTGGCGCATTATGGGCGACCAAACCATGCGCAACATGGACCAGAGCAGCTCCAGGAACAACACCGCAAAAATGCTTTCCAAACGATACAAGACCGACGGGCGGCCGACACCCTTCGAGCCCGGTCCGGTCCACTGGTCCACCATCAAACAGCCCCTGAACCGCTGTTTTAAACGGCTGTTGAACGACGGCCAGCCGGTCGTAAGGGTCTCCCGTTCGGCCACCCGGCTGAACCGGGCGCTCCGGGGCGGCTGGCACTACAAGGTGGATATGAATCAAAACATCATCGGCAACAAGCCGGAGAAGAACGACGACCACTGCCATGTGGGCGACGCCTTCGCCAACGGGATCGCCATCCTGATGCCCTACCAGGAACGCAAAACCTCCCGGGGCATCGACAAGGCAAAGCAGCAGCGCCTGGCCAGAAGCTACGGCGGCGGATCCTACAGCCGCACTTCCCAGGCCGGTACGGATGTGCGCACGGGCTTCGGGATCCCGGGATAGGAGGAGAGAATTGGGCAAGTATGACCAGTTTATCGAATTGAGATCAGGCGGGCCTTACGGTGAGGCCGAGTACGAGGACGAGATCTTCAAGTGCGCCAAGTGCGACGCGGAGACCTATCCGGAAAAAGGCTTTGACGGGGAACCGGACCGGCATGTCTGCACCCACGACTGCAGGATGGATCACAGCGACGTTTTAGTGGGCAACTCGGCCAGGTACGTCAGAAACTACGACCGGGTGGCATGGAAAGGCGACGGCGTCCAGGAGCGGTTATCCGCGATGGGCGTCAGGGTCACCGTGCGATCTGCAAGGATTCATTAGATGGCCGACGACTTAGGCATAGAGCTTATCGAGCGGCGGCGGGAGATCGAGGCCAGCTCGAACAGCATAGACTCCCAGGAAATCGCCGAGCGGGAAGACGCCGCCCGGGCACTGGCCAGGGAAGACGAGGCGCATTTTGTGGACTACGCCATGGACTGCATTAACGCCTCGGTTAAGGCCCATGAGAACATCCGCCGAATTCAAGGCCTCTGCTGGGATGTCTACGAGGAGAACGAACCGCCCTCCTACATGGATAAGGAGGAGTGGCAGGCCCGCACGGTGGTGCCGAAGCCCTTCAGCACGGTCCAGTTCGGGGCCGCGGCCATTAAGAAGGCGTTCAGCCCGGATTTCTTGAGTATCCAGAAGCCCAAGGACAAAAAAAAGGCGCAATTCTGGCAAAAAGTGATGGAGCACTACCTCGACGAAAGCCACGCGAGGTTCGTCCTGCGCTTTACCGACGCCGTCGTGATGGCGCTGGCGGTCGGGAGCAGCATGGAGATGCTGCCCCTTTGGACCCCGAACGTCGGCCTGGAGTTCGTCCTGGTGGAACCCTGGAAGATCCAGCGGGATCCCGACGCGCTCTCCCGGGAGCCGCAATCAGGCCTCTACTGGATTCACCAGGAGTGGCTGGACTACCACGTGCTCAAGCAGGGCGAAGCGGACGGCAAATACGTCGATGTGGACCGGGTTAAGGACACGACCGAGAATCAGCAGGACCCCCTCTTGAACAAACAGGCCATTGAGGCCCGCAAAAAGATGATCCACCAGCGCTCGGAATTCCGTCAGTCGTTTCTGACAAGTGAATTCTGGGGCATGGTGCTGGACAAACAGGGCAACGTCCTCCTTCCGTCCGCAACCTACACCATTTCAACCAACCGCCTCATCCAGCTCCCCGAGGCGACCCCGGACGGCTACCGCTGGCCGGGGACCGGTTTTTCACCCGTCCCGCACCTGCTGCGCTTCGACGGCCGGGGGCTGCTGGAGGGCGTGCTTTCCATCTGGGAGGCCTGGAACAACATCCTGTGCCTCCACCAGGACTACCTGCAGTGGGTTGTCAACCCGCCCAGAGAGATCAACGTGGATGCCCTGGACGATCCCAGGGACTCCAATATTTACCCCGGCAAAGACATTCTTGTACGGGACACCGCCAATGGTCAGCAGGCGGTCCGGCTGGAGCAGCGCCGGTCCCGCACCAGCGACGTGCTCGCCAACGAGCAGTATTACGGCCAGCTCTTCAGCCAGGGGTCCATGGTGACCTCCCAGGTGCAGGGTCTCCCGGGCTGGCGCAAGGAGGAACCCTACCGCCTGGCCGCCATGAACCTGGACCAGGCCCTGGGCGTGTTCGGCCTGATGGGCTCCAATGTGGAGGCCGGGGCCATCGATGCCATTACCCTCGCAGCAAAAACCGTCAAGGCTATGGCGGGATACGAGGATTACGAGGAGATTTTCACCGCGGACGAGCTCAAGGAGTACGGCGTGGCCCCGGATCCGGAGGGGGAAAACGGCGTTACGGGCGTGCCGGCCTTCGACGGGACCTTTCACGTCTCCGGGATCCAGGCCCTGATGCGCGACAATGAGACCCTGACCAACCTGCGCGAGGTGATCATCCCCCTGTCGAGAGAGCCCCGCTACGCGTCCTATATCAACCCCCATAAGGTGCTGCGGGCGATCGAGATCCGCACCAACCTGGAAGACGAGGGTGTCATCGCCACGACAGACGAGGCCAAGCTGATCGATTACAAACAAGAACTGGCCGCCGCCGAGCAGCAGGACGCCGTAAAAAAGATGCAGGACCTCCAGGAAGCGATGGGCATCGCGGAACTCGCCAAGGCGGTCGATGAAATCACCACGGATATCCAGGAGCTCGGCGGGCAGGTGAACGCCCTCATGAATATCAACCCGGCAGAAAGGGGAGGAGCGAACAATGAAAAAGGGACTTGATATTGACCCCGCGACCGGCCTCCCCCGGGAGAAGGTCCAAACCGACCGGGCCAACCAGGATGCCCGCAAAGAAGAGCTCACGCTCAAGGAGAAGGCCTCCCTGGTGGGCATCGTGGAGAGTCCCGAGGGCCGGAAGATCATCACCCTGATCGAAGAGGCCCTCATGCACCGGATCGACCAGTTCATTAAACAGGATCCCGCCGCCCAGGAACTCAGCAAGTTGCTCAGCACTTTGGGCGTTAAGGATAATCAGGCTAGGGCCGCCGTTGATCAACTGCACCAACGGTACTTAACTCTAAACACTTAAACACGGCCCCCGCAAGGGCGGACCGAGATCCGAATATCGCACCCCGAAGCTCGGACACGGGACCCTGCAAGGGACTACGCCGGAGGAAAACATGGCAAACGAAGAACAGGAAATCACAATCATCCCGGACGAAAACGCCATCGATCTGGACGCGGCCATGAAGGCCGGTATGGATGTCTTTTCCGGAGAACTCGAAGAGGCCGCCGGAAAGACCCAGGAACCAGGAACCGAGACCCCGGCCGGAACCGAGACCGAGACCGAAGAGCAAAAAAACCAACGTGAAACCCAAGGCGGCGAAAAGGCCGCAGAAACCGAGAAGCCGTCCGACGAATCCGAGAAGCCGTCCGACGAATCCGAGAAGCCGTCCGACGAATCCGAAGAGAGTGCGGGCGCAGAGGAAGGGCCTGAATTTCGCTTCGAGAGCCACGAGAAGGCCGAAGAGGGCTACCGGGAAATTCAGAGCAAGGCCACCAGGGCCGAACAGAGAGCCGCCGAGCTGCAAAAAAAGCTGGACGGCATCACGGCCGCCGAAAAGCAAAAGGAAATCAGCGCGGAGAACCGGGCGCGTTTCCGCAAGTTCTCCAAGGAGCAAAACCTCCAGGCGCTGAAATCCATCGACGAGCTGGACCCGGACGATTTCGAGGACGACGAGGCCTACCAGGAGCGGGTATCCGATATCTGGACCGACAAGGATGAGGCCATCGAAGAGTTCAGGCAGACCCTGGCTCCTTCCGGGACACCGCCCGAAGGCACGCAGGAAGCCGGCGATGAAACACCGGCGGACGACAGCTGGGAGACCGCCGTCGAGCTGGCGCAAAAAGCCGGTGTGGATCCCGAGAGCGAAACCTTTCTCTTCTTCGGCACCAAGGCACCGGTAAAGGACGACGACGGCAACACGATGGACTTTGAAGCCCAGGTAAACTGGGCCGTCAATAAAACCAAAGCATTCGATGCGTTTGAAAAGGGTGAGCAGCCGGCCAGTTTGCGCGAAGCGGCAAGAGACGCCAGCGTGAACCACCAGAAGAAGAACCGGCCGCTCGGCCGGGGATCCAGGACCGTAACCGGGAATCGACGGACCCTATCCGACAAGAAAGGGATCGTCACCCTGGATGATGCGATCCAGGATGCCCAATCCAAGCGCGTCCTCTAACAAGGAGGTTCTGAACAATGTCAGGTCAAACCTACACATGGAACTACGACGCCCCTACCGGCGTTTTTAAAAACCACCACATCAGCGGCGACTTACTCAAGGTGGCGGCCAGGCGATTCAAGTTTGTGCCGTTTACCAAGAAACTCACCTCCTACGGCAAGGGCAAGGGTGAGAGCATCACGCTGATCTACTACAAACCCCTCAGCCAACCGACCAGCGCTCAGCTGGAAGAGCAGACCAGGATCCCCATCGACCAGCTCACCACGGGCAAACAGTCCATCACCATCAAGGAATGGGGCCGGGGCCTGGAGTACACGGATCTCGCCAAGCAGCTCAGCAAGTTCTCACCGGAGGAACCTGCCCAGGAGCAGCTCATGGACCAGATGAACGAGGCGATGGACAACGCCGCGGCGACCGAGTTCAAGGGAGCGGACGCCAAGATCGCTTTTATCCCGACCTCCCTCACCGGAGGAACCTGGGACACGGACGGCACTGCCTCTACAGCGGCCACCCGGAACGTCAACAAGGCCCACATGGGCGCGATCCGGGACTATATGGCCAACGATATCCACTGTCCCTTCTTTGAGACGGACCACTATATCGGCCTGTTCACCACCAAGGCGCTCCGGGGCCTGAAGGATGACAAGTCCATCGAGGCCTGGAATATGTACCTGCGCCGCGGCGAGCTCATCTACAAGAGCGAGATCGGCCGCTGCGAGTCTACCCGCCTGATCGAGGTCAACAACGAGAATGCACTCTCGAACGGCGTCGGGAGCAGCAGTGTGCTGGGTGAGGGCGTCGTGTTCGGAAGGGAAGCGGTCGCCCGGATCGAGATCGAGGCCCCGCATCTGCGGGCGCAACCCAACTACAAGGGCGACTTCGGCCGCCGGCACGCCGTGGCCTGGTACGGCACCATCGCCTTCGGCGTGATTTTCCCGACAGCCACCGACCGCGAGGCCCGGATCGTCAAGATCGTGTCCGCTTAAACCGACAACCAGGGGTGTTTCACATGAAACCATAACCCCTTAACGATCAACCAACACGGAGGAATAAAAACATGGAGCTGAATCCTACCTTTCTACCCTTCAGGGCCTTGTCAACCGCGTCAACACCGGATGATGAGGGCATAGACTACGCCAACCACGCCGCCGCCGACATGGGGATCTTCGAGGTGCCCTTCAAGTGCGAGGTGGTCCGGGCGTATGCCGTTATCACGGAAGACCTGGCGGGAACCAATGTGGCCGGGCAGGTCAAGTTCGACCGGCGCTTTACCGCCGGGTCCGACACCGGCCGGGCCGACGGCGATGTGGCCACCCTGAACTTCGGTGTAACAGGCGTGAGCGCCGAGGGCGATGTTGCTTACGACAACGCCGGCATGGGCGTCAGCCTGGAGCCCGGCATGCAGGTCGTCGTTCAATGCGTGAGCGCCCCGTCCGGAACCGGTGAAACGGGCCATATCTGGCCGATGCTGCTGGTGCGGCCTCTCCCGGAAACCGCGGCCAATATGTCCGCGCTTCAGGAGACCTCTTAACCCATTAACCGCCAACCCCGCCCGGCAGGCCTGAAGGGCTCCGGGCGGGAGCCAACAACCGAGAAGGAGCAAATATTATGCCGGCTATAACCTCTTCAGATGTCACCGTAACCGTTGACAACCGGCTGCTGAACATGGGTGCCCGGGGGCTCGATAAAACCATGAGCGTGATCTCCGTCACCTTCGGCGACGGATCCCTGACCTACCCCACGGGCGGCGTACCCCTGCCGGTCAAGGAGCAGTTCGGGTTCAAGCAGTCGATCGACTTCTGCCAGCCGCAGATGCCGTCGGCCAACGGTTTTTTTTACAAGTATGACGCAACCAATCACAAGCTCAAGATCTTTACCCAGGGGATCGTCATGGGATCTACGGGTGTTTCCCCGTCGGGGGTAGGGGCTTACGTGGAGGATTCCAGCGGTTCCGGTACCTCGGGGCAGCCGGAGATCCCCGGAACCAGCCCGGACGAGACCTACGATATGGGGCCGATGATCGAGCTGCCGAGCACGATCGCACCCGCCAGCGTGACCGTACCGCTTTTGATGCTCGGTGAGTAAACCATAAACCCCGGCGTGCCCGTGTTTCGTGCCCGTGCCCGCTCAGCTGCGGCCACGCAACACGACCACGGACAAGCCGGTAAACCAGAGGGGGGAAGGAAGCATGGCACGTCATCAAAAACTATTAGTCAAGGACAAGGACGCCGAAGGCAGGGAAATCATGCGCGAGGTTTACGTGCTCCGCACCTGGGGGAACGTCACCGGCGTCCGGGTTTACCTGCACTCAAACGGCATCTACGGCGACAAGAAGGGCGCACCCTTCAGGACCCGCGAAGAACTCAGAAACCTGATGGGGGCCTGCACGGACGACGCCCGAGCCATCGCCCGAGCCATGGACTGGTGGGACCGCTTCGGCAACAAGATCGCCGAGGCGTATTGGGAGGCGGAGGAGAAGCGCCTTGACCAGCTGCAGGCCGCGGAGTTCGCGGGAATGGTGAGCGACGCCAGCGAAGTGGACGTAATCCTCTACCAGCGCCGCCCGAGCAACAAGCGTTCCGAGGAGGCCTACACGGAGCCGACGGCCTGGCACGAGTTCGGATTTCCGGACCGCCCGGACTGGTGGGGTCATGCCAGAACCCTCGACATGGGCGGCTGGTACTACCGCCGGGTAGAGCTGGAGACGGACATCGTGCCGACCCCCGACGACCCCGACGGCGACAAGACCAGCGAGGAGTAGGTTTTGTCAAAGACGATTGTTGATCTGCCGATCCGGGCCTGCCCGTTTCCCGAATGCCAGTGCATCTGGGTGGAGGACAGCCAGATGTATGAGGAGCCGGACCGGTGCCCGGCATGCGGGCGTTACGGCGAGGACTATGAACTCGCCGAAGGCGAGGAGCTGGAGGGCGGGACCGGTACCGGCCGCCGGCACTTTGCGATCTACACCCAAACCGCCGGCCCCCTCATGCAGCAGAGCGGGGAGTTTCTTATAACAAGCCAAAAATATCCGGACACGCAATTCAGGTGAAATTATGGGCGGACCCAAGATTACCCAGCTTACCAGCTTAACGGGCGTCAACGTGGCCGCGGAGGACCTCTTTATCGTGGAGGATATCTCGGCTCCCCAAACCAAGTCGATCACCTTCGCGGAGCTGGCAGCAGCGCTGCTGCCCCTCATGAAGGAGGTCACGACGATCACCACGGACTACACCATCGACAGCAACATGGAGATCGTCTTTGCCAGCGGCAACGTGACGATCACCCTGCCGGCGGCCTCGAACTCCTACGTCTGCAGCATTGCCAACATCGGCACCGGAACGGTGACGATCCAGCGGGCCGGCAGCGACACGATCGAAGGCAACAATTCGATGCTCCTCACCACCCAATACGAAACCAAGAATCTGAAGGCGAACGGAGGTGCCCTATGGGTAAGCTTCTAAGGTGGTATATCACCTTCCTTGGCTGCCTGATCGCCCTGATCATGTGGAAAGGTTTGTCGAGCAGCGCCAGCCCTGACGTACCCACCCGAAACGTGAACAGCTACGGCGGGCTCCTCAGCGCCGTCACCAAGGTGGCCAGCAACTACGCAACCCTGCTGATCACGGACCTGCAGACCATCCCCGCGGGCAACGCGGTCACCATCGACCCCAACACGACCATCCAGTTTGTCCAGGGCGTGCAGGGCGGCACCACCGAAGTGGGGATCAACGTCGCCGCCGGGGCAACCCTCTACTACAACGGCCGGGTC